GGTCGCCAGATCAGGCAGGGGCCCCGGCCTATCGGGTCAGATCGACCTGCCTCAATCATCGGGTCCCGCCCAACGTCGCGCCCGGCCCGCGGTGCTGCCAGACGGGTGCTAGGGCCATGTTTCTGACAAATAATCCTGTGAAAAACGATATAGATGTTTCACGTGAAACATTGCCTAATTATTAGGCAAATGCTCAAGGCTTGTTCACTGTCAAATAAAAGGGCATATTCTTGCATACTGTTTGTGCACTTTAGGGTCCCCCGATGGATGTATCTGATCAGGAGTTAAAGCTCCAACTTCGACTTGCTCAGCTCGAGAAAAATGAAGCTTGTCAGGATGAGTTTCTGCCGTTTGTAAAATCTATGTGGCCGGAGTTCATTGCCGGTCGTCACCACAGGATCATTGCGGAAAAGTTAGAACGTGTTGCCCGCGGGGAGCTCAAGCGTTTGATCATCAACATGGCCCCGCGGCACACGAAGTCTGAGTTCGCATCCTTCTTGTTCCCGGCGTGGATGATGGGCAAGAACCCGAAGATGAAGATCATTCAGGCTACCCACACGACGGAACTTGCGGTTAACTTTGGACGTAAGACGAAGAACTTGATTGACAGTGACGAGTACAAGGAGGTCTTTCCGAATGTCAAACTCGCTTCTGATAGTAAAGCTTCTGGTCGTTGGGACACTGCTTCTGGTGGGATGTACTACGCCGTTGGTGTGGGATCGAACCTTGCCGGGCGTGGTGGCGACTTGGTAATTATCGATGACCCGCACTCAGAGCAGACAGCTATGTCAACAAACGGATTTGATGATGCTTGGGATTGGTACACCGGGGGCCCCCGGCAGCGTCTCCAGCCGGGCGGAAGTATAGTTCTGGTTCAGACCCGGTGGTCCGAGAAGGACATGACGGGTCAGTTGCTCCGTGCAATGGCTAAAGATCCGCTAGCTGATCAGTGGGAAGTTGTGGAGCTTCCGGCCATTTTTGACGACGACAAGCCCTGTTGGCCGGAGTTCTGGTCTCTTGAGGATCTGACCGCGGTCCGCGCATCTATACCTCCGAGCAAATGGAACGCGCAGTATCAGCAGAACCCGACGGGTGAAGAGAATGCGATCATTCCTCGTCAGTGGTGGAAGAAGTGGGAGAAGGACAACATCCCGAATCTTGAATATGTGATTCAGAGCTATGACACGGCGTTCTCGAAACGCGAAACTGCTGACTACTCGGCGATCACGACTTGGGGTGTTTTCAGGCCGGAGGAGGTTGGGGGCCCTCCGGGACTCATACTTTTGGACAGCACGAAGGGGCGGTGGGATTTTCCGGAGTTGAAGCAGGCGGCTTTAGAGCAGTATAAGTATTGGGACCCCGACACCGTCATAGTAGAAGCCAAGGCTTCTGGGTTGCCTTTGACGCATGAATTACGGAATATGGGTATTCCTGTTGTTAACTTTACGCCTAGTAAGGGTAATGATAAGGTTACGCGAGTTCATTCTGTATCGCCGTTATTTGAGGCTGGCATGGTTTGGGCCCCCGACACCACCTTCGCTGACGAGATGATTGAGGAGGTGGCGGCGTTCCCTAACGGGGAGCATGACGACTTGGTAGATAGCATGACGCAGGCTTTGATGCGTTATCGGCAGGGCAACTTTGTACAGTTGCCAACTGACGATTGGGGCGAAGAGGATACGGGAATGCAAGTTAGGGCTTATTACTAATGGCCGAAGTATACCGAGGCTATCTGCCGGGCGAGTCTAGCGTAGAAGATATACCTATCTTGGGGCCCGTGGTCAGTGCGCTATCTCCTGTCGAGCGCGATGTCATCACGCCGCCTGAAACCACTTACGTCGAGGACATGGGTGTTCGCTACCCGGTGACTACAGCGGGCGAGTATGGGGATCCTCGCGTTGGGACTCCTGCTGCCGTACAGGGGATTCTCGACTTTGTTCAATTCTTAAAGAACGACCCCAAGGCCGCGGCAACCGCGGCAGCAGAGGGGATTATGTCTATTCCCGAGCAGCAGTATTACGGGGGTCTTGCCCGCTTGAATCGTTTTGACGCTGCATTTGATCCGGAAACGGGCGAAGAGTTTCGGTACGATGATTTCTTGTTGCCTGCCACAAGCGCGATTGGTACAGCGGCCAGCATAGCGAGAGAAGGACCGGGCGGTGTAGTTCTTGGAATGATGGGTGGTGAGGGGGCGGTTTCTGGGACCAAGAAAAAAAAGAAGTTTGAAAGCGCGTTGAAGGGCGGGTTTCTAAGGAATCCTGCGGATGAACGCGAAGCATTCAGTCGTACTAAAGGTTACATAGAGCCATCAGACGGTAAATTTCGGTTTGAGATAGACACCTCAAAGGCGGATTTAGGCAAGGCTTGGACTCAAACCAAGCGAAAAGTTACAGGCCAAGGCACGGAAGAAAATCCAGAATTTTATTACTCTATAGACTTTCAAAAAAGAATGCAGGATGGAAAAGCTTTTGACACCCCTACTTTAGGGGAACTTTTAGATTTTCCAGAGTTGTTTAAGGAATATCCGGATTTAGCGGATATTCCTGTGAAACAGATGCCGCCGTTTTCTGCCTCAAAGGGTCAAGTGGCGGCATATGACATGGCTAACGATGAAATATACTTGGGGGTAGGTTCCAGAAAAGATTTGATGGCTTCCATATTGCATGAAGTTCAACATGCAATACAAGAAAGGGAGGGTTTTACCAGAGGTACGGCTGTTGACCGATACCTTCCGGACAATCACCGACAAAATTTGCAAAATTTACAGAAATCTTCCAACAAAAAAGCAAAGGAATTAGCTGCTGAGTTAGAAGCTAAAGCGGTGGAAATGGGTATTCCGTCGTCAAAAATAAACGTCGGTCAGTTTAATCTAGCTAGAAAAGCAAAAGCATATTTCTCAGGAAACCCTGAAGAGTACGGGTATTTCGATTTCAGCACAGTAGCGGATCAGAAACAGTTGCAGCAGCTAGCGGAACTTGTAGATGACGAACAAACAATAAACGCTATGTATGACGCTATTATCGACGCTAATAAACTTTATCAAAGACAACCGGGAGAGGTAGAAGCCCGGACCGTTCAAAAGAAATTTGAGGAGGGTCGTCAAGGGGAGTTCCCTCGGGATGTTCAAGACACCCCTCCCGAAGATTATGTTTACAACATTGAAATGCAAAAAATGAAGGGGGCCTTTGCTGAGAAAGCAGAAGGCGGCGTAGTCAGCATGGTCGATGTTGCGCGGAACGCGGGCCGCGGCCCTCGGGGCGTAGCTAGTCTAGCCCCTGTAGCTAGGAATATGAACCGGTCTATGTTAGGTTGACGTAAAGGAGATTATACATGGCGCGTGAACCGATTGCCGGGATGGTGGAAAACCCTATTCCGACGCAGCTTGATCCGGAGGATTTGGCGGCAGAGGTAGAGCTGGAGCTTCCGGGTAGCCAAGAGACCGTAGCTTTTGAAGGTATGGCCGAGGGCATGGACATTGAGATTGTGCCCGAGGACGACGGCGGTGTTGTGATCGACTTTGACCCGCAAGACCAGCGCGGGCAAAACGATGACTTTTATGCGAATTTAGCAGAGGAAATGCCAGATCGTGAGCTCGGGCGTATTGCCAGTGAGCTGCTGGGCGAGTTCGATGCTAACAAAGCTAGTAGACAGGAGTGGGAAGATGCTTACGCCAACGGTTTGGAGCTTCTTGGTTTCTCCTACGAGGAGAGAACCCAGCCGTTCCGAGGAGCTACCGGTGTTACGCATCCCTTGCTTGCAGAGGCAGCTACACAGTTCCAAGCGCAAGCCTTTAACGAGTTGTTGCCAGCGTCTGGGCCAGTGCGTACTGCGATCATCGGAAACGAGACTAGGGAGAAGCAGCAGCAGTCTGACCGCGTAAGGCAGTTTATGAACTACTACATCACCAATGTGATGGAGGAATATACGCCTGAACTGGATCAGATGCTGTTTTATTTGCCGCTAGCGGGCAGCACGTTCAAGAAAGTCTATTATGACGAGACCATGGACCGCGCTGTAAGCAAGTTTGTACCTGTTGAGCAGCTTGTGGTGCCGTATGAGACGGCAGATTTGGAGACTTCCCCGAATATTACGCAGGTTTTGCGTATGTCTCTCAACGATTTGCGTAAAAAGCAGGTATCGGGCTTCTATTTGGACATTGATGTCATTCCGGCACAGGCTGAATTGAGCAGTGTGGGTAGTGAGATTGAGCGTATTGATGGTGTTTCGCCATCTCAGATTGATTATGACTGCACTTTGTTGGAGTGCCACGTTGATTTGGACCTCGAGGGGTACGAGGACGCCGATGAAGACGGTGAACCGACCGGTATCAAGGTGCCGTATGTGGTTACGATCAGTCAGGACAACGGTCAGATCTTGTCAATTCGTCGAAATTACCGCGAGGACGACGAAAACAAGAAGAAAATCCAGTATTTTGTGCACTATAAGTTCCTTCCGGGTTTCGGTTTCTACGGTTTGGGTCTTATTCACACGATTGGCGGGCTGTCACGGACCGCCACGGCGGCTCTGAGGCAGTTGATCGACGCTGGTACGTTGTCCAACCTCCCAGCGGGCTTCAAGGCCCGCGGACTACGGATCAGAGATGACGATGACCCGCTTCAGCCCGGTGAGTTTCGCGATGTGGACGCTCCCGGAGGGGCTATTCGTGACAGCCTGATGCCGCTGCCCTTCAAAGGCCCTGATCAGACGCTATTTAATCTTCTTGGATTCGTAGTAGACGCTGGTCGGCGCTTTGCAACCATCACGGACATGAAAGTTGGCGATGGGAACGATCAGGCGGCGGTTGGAACGACGCTTGCGCTGATTGAGCAGGGCTCTCGGGTGATGAGTGCGGTGCACAAGCGGCTTCATTATGCCATGCGGATCGAGTTCAAGATTTTGTCTCGTGTGATGGCGGAGAGTTTGCCGCCGGAGTACCCGTATGCGGTTGAGGGGGCTGAGTCTGCGGTCAAGCAGACGGATTTTGATGACCGTGTGGATGTTTTGCCGATCTCTGACCCGAATGTGTTTAGTCAGGCGCAACGGATTACGCTGGCGCAGACCAAGTTGCAGTTGGCTGGGGCGGCTCCTGAGATGCACAACATGCACGAGGTGTATCGTGACATGTATGATGCTTTGGGCGTTAAGGATGTTGACCGGATCATGCGTAGGATTCCGGACGATGAGCCGACTCCCAAGGATCCTGCACAGGAGAACATCGACACCATGGACATGATCCCCCTGAAGGCGTTTGAGGGTCAGGAGCATCAGGCTCACATCATGGCGCACATGGTCTTCGGCTCTACGCCCATGGTGGCTGGTATGCCTGCCATGGCGATGGCGCTTCAGAAGCACATCATGGAGCATGTGCAGATCGCAGCACAGGAGCAAGCCATGCAGGCTATGGCTCAACAGATGCCTCAAGCGGCTCCAGAACAGATGGAGCTTGCCATGCAGGGATTGGTGGCTCAGTTTGTTGCCGAAGGTATGCAGCAGGTCAAGCAGCTCTCGCAGCAGGTATCTGGTCAGGGGCCCGATCCGTTGGTCCAGCTCAAGGAGCAGGAGCTTCAGATACGGGCACAGGCCGAGCAGGCGGATGCACAGGTGGATCAGGCCAAGCTCAATCTCGAGGCACAGGGTCAGCAGATGCGATCCGATCAATTCCAGCAGCGGTTGGCGAGTCAAGAGCGTCAGACCGCGGCACGTATAGATGCTGCCATGCAGCGTGAGTTTATCAAAGGAAGGGGACAGTAATGTCAGTAGTTAAGATTGTGACGAACAAGCCGGGCCCTGCGCCCAAGCCGGAAGCAACCGGTAAGTTGAAAGAAGTTTCAATACCGCAGAATCTGACCAAGATGACTGCTCGCGGCATGGGCGCAGCAACAAAAGGCGGCAGTTACATGGGTTACAAGTAACGCTGACTGTGGGGCTACGGGAACACGGCCATGGATCCAGTAACTGCTATGGCGACCGCTTCGGCGGCGTTTGGGGCACTTAAAAAAGGTTTTGCGATAGGGCGAGACATTGAGTCAATGGCTTCTGACTTGTCCCGGTGGATGGGTGCGCTTTCTGATCTAGATCAGATGGAAAAAGAAGCTAAGAATCCCCCCATTTTTAAAAAGCTTTTCTCTGGGCAGAGTGTTGAGCAGGAAGCGATCACCACATTCGCCAACAAGCAAAAGGCTCAACAGCAGCGATACGAGCTACAGCAGTGGATTTCCTTGACCATGGGCAAGTCCAAATGGGATGAGCTTGTTCGCATGGAGGGCCAGATACGAAAAAGACGCCAAGAAACTTTGTACAAGCAAAGAGAGCG